CTTTTCGATGTATGAACGCAGATTGGAATCATCTGCATTTGACCATTCGCGCCAACCTTTGTTATTCTTCCACGGGAGATTTCCATAGACAAATGGCGCGTAGGCTATTTCATTCAACCGTATCCGCCCGAATAGCTCGCGGTCATACATAATAGCCTCTTCAGCGTTGTGGATGGTCTGAGCAGGCTTGTCGGTGACTTCTCCGTCCTTGTTTACCATCATCGTGATCTGTGGCTCTCTCCATTCGGGCATATCCTTTGATATGGTCTTCAGTTCGCCTTTTTGGTATTTGAGAGCACTAGATATAATGGTTTCCAGTTCGTCATCGTCCACCGGGACATCGCACGCTGTTCTATTGGTCTGCTCCAGCGCCGCCATTATGGCTGCGTCCGGAAGTCCCTGAGACTGCATTGAGCATGCAAGTCTGAATAATGTATCATTCCGCTCGCCGCTCGGGATCCTGTCCGGGACTTTGAAGTCTGATGCTGTTCTGGGTTTCTCATTTTCGCCAAATAAGAATTTTCGAACTGTGGCATCAATCGGCGCCATTGCTATTTCATCTGGGGCGTCTTCCCATTGGTATTCCGTCCCATTGGGGTGCATAGAGGGCGGCGCAATTACATAACCGCCCTCACCGCGCACGTCGACTCCGTCAAGGATTCCCGCACGGTTCTTTATGTCGGTGCCGTCGTACTGATAGTAGAGATGGTAGCCGCCGCGCCCCGTAATGCACTGCACGGTGTCGGGAAGTGCCCCGTTGATGCGCTCCCACTCTCCGACTGCTTCGTATCCGTTTAGTCCTTTGTCTTCGTCGAGGTCTTCGTCGATGACAATCAGCCCTGAGACTGATCCAGTTGCAATACCGATTGACGCATCAGGCCATTTCTTCCACCATGCTTTGATAGCACCGATTGACTTTTTGGCATCCTTGCACCCATGTGGGGTGAGCGGCTTCTTGCTCGTTGGCGAACAAGGGAAGACCGCCCACTTGTATTTGGTGGCGTATTCAATCGCCGCGTCTAATAGTTTGTTCATATTCTTCTATGATTTGTATGATTATTTCGCCAGACTCATCTGGTCGACAGAATCGGAATTCTGCCCCATAGCGCGACGAAATAGTTTCCATTGCTTTCTGTAAGCGCGGGCCTTGCACGCAATTAGGCGAGTAGCAACTTCGCGGATTCTTCCACAGATGCACCTGTGACAGGTCGCTGATTCCGACGGTATTCTCTACCAGTATGATCAGTTTGCACCCAGCGTCTCGCGCCGCCTTGCACTCGTTCACGAAGCGCCGGTGCTCTTTGCCGCAAATGTTTTGCGCTATTTCATCCATGTCCTTTTTCGTGTCCACCGATACCGGCGGGATTGGTGCATAATCGCCGAATGGCAACTTGCACCGCACCACGCCGATTTCGTTGTCGTCAAAGTATGCGTGCTTGATATTATGTTTGCCCACTTGCTGACGCGTGTCTTCTTGGATGATCATGCGAACGGCATCTCCTCATCGATCCCATCGGGGATGGACATGAACCCATCGACGCCGCCGACCTCCGGTTCTTCCGGCAGAAGTTTCGGCTTCGGTGTCTTCTGCGATGCGAGCTTGTCCACGGAGAACTCACGGTTCACGATCAGACGTGTCTTCTTCTCGCCGTCGTTGCCGTAATACTCCTCTTCCTGGAACAGCAACCCGATCCGCTTACCTACTAGCGTCCGCTCGTCAGCGTTGACAGATCCACCGTCAAACACGAAGTTGCCGTTGCTCTTACTGACCGCCGTGCAGAACCGCTTGAACATCGGCAATGCTTTTGTTTTGTATGACTTTACGTATGCACCGACCCACGCCCAATCAGGATGGTCATTGCGGGTTCTTTCGTAGTATCCGGCAAACTCGCCCTCGTCGATGTCGTAAGAAACCTTCAGGTATTCTTTGTTCGAGAAGTCTTCCACTGCTGTGATTTTGCAGATGTATGCTCCAGCAGTAGGACGCTCGAAACTGCCCGATGCTTCTTTTACGTTGGTCATGTCGATATGTCTCATAATTACGCCTCCTTATAAAGTTCTTTTTCTTCGTTGAGTTTTGCTTCACATTTATCGCGCCTATACCATTTAGCCAGCCACTGACTCCCGAATTTTGTTTTGGCAATCATTGTGGAGAGTGTCAGCCCCTTGTCCATACACCTGAGAAGGAACTCACACCGCCTATAATGGAAATAAGCGCGGAGCTTGGTCTTGTCTCCGGAATAATATTCGATACCATGCTGCTTACACTTTGCATCGATGATTGGATTAAGGACTTCCCATGCGGTCATATCCATATCGCCGTTTTTGCAGTAGTCCTTTGGAAGGTACTCTTCTTTAATCTCTTGCGCTATCTGGGCACTTACCTTTTTAAGGTTTCCATAGCTTTTGTCCCAATCTTCTTTCATGCGCTTTTCGTCTTCGTGCTGATATATCGCATCGACTGCTGCCCGTCGCTTGTCCACTGCATGGTATATAGAATGGCAATGGCGGCAGAGCGTTACCAGATCACTCGTTGGTTCGTGATAAAGATTACGGTATGTAAGATGATGCACTTGTAACGTATCGGTTGAACCGCATACCACGCACTTGTATCCGTCACGAGCGAGTACCGCCCGTCTGATATTCTGGAACTGTTCTGTCTGAAGGTATGCTTCATATTTTGTTGGTACGTGTACTGAGTTAATCTGTATCACCTCCATTCAGTCCGTAATACTCTCTAATCGCATCATCAACCGCCTTGAGGTCGTTTGGGATCTCGACATCCTTAAACATATCCTCCGGGGTCTTTGCCGTGCTCTGATTGTTCGCCTGCGTGTAGAATTTGTGGTCCGTGCAGTAGATAACAATGTCAAAGCACCCCTCCAGCGTCAGTTTTTCATCAAGCATCCGTCCGATTGTCTTCGCCTTCTCCCTGCCGTCGCCAGCCGTTTCAGAGTGGTGGAGAAAATATACTATCTTATCCTCTTCCGGCAAATCGTTGATAAAGTGGATCAGGTTGCGGAAGTTGACCGCCATGTCGGTAAATTTGTCGTAGGATTTCTCTTTCGCTCTATCGAACAACTCATTGACAAGCAAATACTGACTGTCATCAATTACGATTGACTTAGCCTTGCTCGATGCGATCACGCGTTGGATCCATGAGTAGCAAGCAGCGTTCAAATCCGCGTAGTTCTTAGCGCTGGGGAAGTCGCGCTTCACCTTGCAGACCTTGATGTCTGATTTGAATGGCAAGCGTCCTTTTTCTACGCTGATCACGCCAACCTCATCGGCGCTGAAATTTTTGATTGAAAAGGTCTTTCCACTTCCGGAAGGCCCGATTACAAATACAGGTATAGCCATATCATTCTCCTTTCAGCAAAACGGCAAATCGTCCTCATAGCTTTCATCAATTCCATCTGCCTCAATCTGCTCAGTGACATATGTGTCAACAAAATTCTCTTCACAGCAGTCAGGGCAGGCGATGTTACCTCCTACGCGGTAGAAGATTTCGCCGTGAATCTTGTTCCCGCAGTAGTCGCAGATGGGCAGATATTTTTCAATGTCCCTGATCATCGCTATAGCCCTCATCAATATCGTGGTCTTTCGTGTCTTCCAACACTCTCTCCTCGGCGATGCGCTTGAGGTCTGCGTTGTCCCAGTAAATATCTGAAACATGATTTGCAAGTGTTACAGTGGTATTTGCCAGCGACCTGATGATTGTGCGGGATACCTCGTCATCATCCAGTGTGGCCGCAGTCAGAAGTGCTTTAGATACACGCCTGAGCTCGAACAGCTCAAGGCAGTGCTTGTTGATGTCATTGATTAGCTCCAATGGTGTTTTTTGATTTGTCATGATATAATCTCCTTGTGTATATATTTGTTTCGTGGTCCCCGTGGAGAGTGGCAGCTCTCCTGTGGGGCCTTTTCAGTCACTGCATATGATTGCGGCGCATACAATTACGACGAACATGCTAAGGCAGAACAGCGGCGCCCCTCCGTCGAAGAATGTCTCCACGGAGCATCCGCAGAGCAGCCATGATAAGACAAACAGTAATTCACATACTTTTTTCACTTTTCCGTCCCCTCTCCC